CTTTATTAAGTAGGCCCTGACTATTCAAATAACCTACTATTTTGTTTACTTGGTTTGGATCAATCTTGGGTTTAAATCCGTGTTTTAAATTGTGCGTGTCTTTACCATGAGTAGAAACAAAGCAATAATTTCCTACTAGTTCCCAGTCAATGAACGACGTTTGGTTAATTATTTTAACGTTTTTTAGTTGCGTTTCTACGTAGTGTTTAACCGCTTGGTTGACGAAGTACGCAAAGTCCCCGCTATGGTTGTCATTGCAAACGCTTCTAAATACAATCAATTTGTAATGCGGTGCAAGGGCTTCTAAAAGACGAACCTTAAACATAAAGGCCACGTCGAAGGCTTGTTGGTTTGACATGTTTTGAGGCAACGAATGACCGCCTCTAGTAGTTTGCCCGTTAAACCCATCTAAAAAGTCGCCTAGATCCGAAATGTAAAGTACATTGCTTTCTTGTTTTTCTAGGGTAAAGTTCACCATTGCGGTAAGACGTTCGAAAAGTATTGTTTCGTTCCATTCGGTTGGGTACATGTTACGACCCTTGTCGCTTGCGTCCATTCCTACGTGTACGTCGGTAAATACTAGCTTGTCAAATTCGCCTTTTAGTTCGCCTTTACGTAGCTTTTCAATAGCCAAAGGCGGTACGTCTTCAAATAGTTTCTTAAAATCAATCTTATTAACGTCGAACTCGTTACCAAAAGACGGGTTCTTAAAAAAAAGACTGGCCTCTTTGTTCTTGAGCCAGCCATGTTTTACATCTTTTTCGTTAAGTCCTAAGCCATTGGCTTGGTTTTTAATTGCGCGGTATTGGTTTACTATGTCCGCTTCGTCTTGTTTTAATCTGTATCGGTATTGCTTCATAGAATAGTTTTAAAGTTACGTAGCAAGAACGCCGTAAACATTCCCACTACAAATCCTAAAACTAGTAATAAAATGTTAGGTTTAGGATTTTTGCGCTTTTCAGTTTTCCATTTGACTACCTCTACTTTTTCAATCATTCGTAGGGTATCTCGTTTTAGTTTGTACTCAATACGCTTCTCAAATCGCGTTTGAGGCACGAAAGAACGCTTGTAACGAACGATTGTATCTTTTTGGACTAATACCCTTTCCCACATAATAGAGTCTCTTAAAACGTACGGAATGGAGTCAACCGAAGTTATTTGAATTGTGTCGGCAACCTCGTCGCATTTGTAACCTTTTTTAAAGGCTTTACGTACGTGGTAATTTACCGAGCAACTTGTCGCAAGTATTGCCAATAAAAGCGACAGAATAACGGAACTAACCGCCAATCTCGAAGTGCATCCAGTCATAGTTCTTTTCTTTACCGAGTGAAATAAATCCGTGTTTATAAAAAATGTCAATCATTTGCTTGTACTCAGGACGTGCAAAGCGTGCAGTCTTAGAAGTTTCTTTTAGAGTATTTCTCGCAGGGTCTAAATCGATGGCAATACCCCAAGCGTGCTTACTCCAAGATGTACCGCCTCGCATTTTACGAAAGTTAAAACAACCTCCGTAAAGGTCTATTCCGAGTTCAACAAGGCGTTGGTATCCGTAGACCTCTAAAAGTTCGTTAAACACGTTTAAAAACGCATCAGCGACAAGTTTATGGCAACGCATCTTTGTTACCATTGTCTTAGTGTCCCAAGCTATACGCATTGGGTAGGGTAGTTTAATAGTAGTTAAATACGTTCCTGTCTCGTTGGGTTGTCCGTATTTTGCTAAGGCTTGAGCGGTTGTTATCATTTGTCAAGTTTTTTGCGTTAATAAGTTGACATTAATTAACCCCGACAGCAGTACCATCGGGGGGTTCTCGGTGTTCACCTATGGCGCTCAGTCGAGTGGGGTGCTTTTAATTTTTTTACTCCATACAGTTAAACCTATTGCAGTTGCCGAATAAGTAAGTAGCCCGACAAATACAAACTCGTGAACTTTAAACGGCTTGAATAGTGGTATAATAGCGTAAAGAACCGCGATCCAAAACGACGTAAAAGCGGATAGTCTTTTTATAGACCATTTCCCGTTAGGCTTGAGTGTTTCGTTTATTAGTTCTTTTATCATTTGGCAATACGGCTAAAAGTTTTTCGGGTAGGTCTATTCGTGTTTTGGTTGCTTGTCTAAAACTTTGAGTTTTATAACAATCGTAAAGGGCCGTTTCAACTTTGTTCAATCGGTTGTCCGTGTGCCACAACCATAAACATAAAACACCTGTAACGCCGTATTTTTTTACTATGGTTACAAACTCAGTCATTAGAAAACCATTACAGAATTATTGTAGCCGTTGTCGTTGTAACGTTGTCCGCAACGTCCCCAGCATGTCCCTACGCAGTCGCACGCTTCAATTTGTGGGCGCAAATCCGTGTCTTTATTTGTCAAACTAGTAAACTGCGGGTAAAGGTTTTTATTAGCTAGTAGGTATTTAATCAAACGTTGTTCGTAGAAGCTGGCTTTTTGTGCGTAATGCTCCATTGAAAACGCAACCTCAGCACGTGAAACGCTGCCCGAGTAGTCACCAAATTGCGTTTGAATACCTTTGTTTTTAAGTTGGTAAGAAAGCCCGAAGACGGCATCTTCTGCGGAACGCCACGCTACGACGGGTTGAATAAACTCTACTAGCGTTTCTTCGTCGTTAGTTAAAGTCTGCGTGTTGTACGCGTTAAGCATATACTTATAAAACGTTGTACCTAGAATTGGTTGAACTCTAAGGTCGCTTTGTGTAGCAATGTATGGAGTTACGTCTGTTACGTCTACGTTTGCCGTAATAGGCGTGTTCGTCTTTAGGTATGTTTCAGTTATAAAGTAGATCATATTGCGGCGGGTTGTTGACTAGGTACGACATCGCCACCCTCGATAGGCGGTAAGCTTGCAAGGGCGCGGACTTCGTTGGTTGTCATTGTGTTTAAGACTTTGGTAGCTACAAGCGGACTCATTGCGTTAAGTGCGTCTTGGGTTTTCGATGCGTCGCCCTCTACTTCTACAATTGTTTCGTTAATTATTTGGAAATTCTTAATTGTAAAGTCGGCCTTTAGTCTAGAAATATTTAAGAGTTCTTGAAAGATTTCGGTAACCATTTCACGCAACGGAATAACGACGTTTTTCTCGAAAATAATGTAGGCTTGTTTAATGTCCGAACCATTACCCAAAGAACCCGACGTGCGAACGCCTAATAAAATAGGGTCGATTGTATGGGCAAAGCAAATTTGTTCCGTGTTTAAACCGCTAGCTTCTTGAAATAGTTTGTCGTTTTGGTTTGTAGGTATACTTTCAATTTTAGGTAGTTGATCCGCTGAGTTGGCAAAAAAAGCGACACCTTTGCCCGCGTTGGAGGCTCCCTTCATTCGATCTATCGAATCGCGAAGCATCTTTTTTTCTTCTTCGCTTTGCGGTCTCTTAGGAAACAACATTGCAAAAGCGGGGAAAATTGAGTTTTGAATGTTCGATTTTGCAAAATAACTTAGTTCGCCGCTCAAAAACGCAAAATTTAAACAGGAACTATATTGAGGCAAACTATAAAAATCTTGACCGATGCTAGGTAATTCGTAGCTATAAAGCTGGCATCTGTCCGTGTTAAGCGGGTGGTATGGTTTTACTTGTTCTACGTCGATACGTGAAGCCCAGTCGTCGCACAAATAGTAACAAGTTTTCGTATTGTTAATACGGACTTTTTCAGGGCTTACGTTTTCGATTTTATGAAGCTTACCTTTTTCGTCAAAGTGCAACTTAAAATAAACGCGGTTGTGCATTACTAGTTGTTTAGTAACGGCTTTAACCGACTTAGCTAAGCGCATTTTCTTTTCCCAAGTGTAAAGGTCTAGAAGTTCCTGAGGCGTAAGCTTGTCCGTCTTTAATTCGTACCCAGCTCCAATAGTTGCGTTAACTTTAAAGTCTACGATTGCCCCATGTAAAGGCGACGTGTAATAAAGTTGGTTAAGGGTTTCGGGAAAAAGGTTGTCCTGCCCAAATGGCACATAGCCAGCAATTTGGTAACGTCCGTTTACGTAAGGTAGCGACAAGTCACCGCGTCCGATCTTGCCAAAAGGAGTCGAGAAACTTTGGTAGCCTTCTACTACTTCGGGTTTTTGTTGTCTAAATCTGTCGAATATTCCCATTTTATTAGTCGTATATGCTAGAAATTGAACCGCCCGCAACTACTAAGCGCCCCGTTTCTATTAAATTAAGTCCGTTTGTTGTTGTGTTTTCGTCTACAATTATTTGCACGGGGCTTTCGTAAACCGAATACGTGTATTGCCCTCTTATGAGTTCTAGGTCTACGCCTTCTTCTAAAGTAAATAGGTTGTATCTAGTCGGAAAGTTTGACGTATCTAAGCCCGCCCAAAGAATAGGCTCGCTAGCCGTGTTAAATTCGCCCTCAAAGACGAACAAGTAAAAAGGGTCTACTATTGTAGTAACCTCGTTTAAGGTTAAAGCAAACGTATTTATTTCCCCTTTTTCAATGTAAATCATAACAATATTAAATTTTATTTGGGACTTGTTCAAATAGAAAACCCCCTACTAAGAGGGGGTCTACTAGGTTTGGTTGCAAGAAAATTAAACGAGTAAGCCCGCAATAATAGATGGGTCTACTTCATAAGCCAAAGTTTCGTTTTCAGCAAGAAGCGTAAGTGAATACTTAGATCCGTCCGCACGGGTAACCCCAGAACCTTC